CGAGGCCCGACTGGGGGCGCGTGAACATCTTTTGTCCGGCGCGTGTCCTCAACATACACCTTGCCATCAACCTCAATTCTCATCACCGATTCCATCGTATTACCTCAGTCCCAACGCTTTTTCTGCTGCTTCAACTTGCGCAATGCCTACCGGCTCACCACGCTCTCGCTTTTCCAAAATCACTCTTGCCCACAGCTTGCCGTCAACCGTAGGGTCTAGCGTCTGCCCCATGCTCTTGACCTTCAAGCTGGCCAACAGCTCACGCGCTTTTTCCGACGCCATCAACGTCTTTCCCGGAGCTGGCAAGGCCACTGCCTGCGGTGGTATCGGCTCAATGCTCGGCTTGCCCAGCTCAAGCGCCAGCGCCGCCTCCCAGCGTTGGCGCAGCACTGCATACGGCAAGTGCTCAAAGTCGTAGCTGCCGATTTTTCGCCAAGCCCAAAAGATCGCCGGGCTGGTCCAGGAATCCTCATCGCCACGGCCGCGCCGCTGCCCTTGCTCCAATGCCTCATGAAAGGCAACCACAGGATCAACCGGCGGGCGACACAACAGCATGAATTCACCCAAGGTCGGCGGCCACTTCTGCTTGTCCAGCGCTTGTACGCCGCGCTCCAAGTCATCACGGGTGAGTACCCCCAACTTTTGCGCCCAATACTGCTTGAGTCCTGCCGAATCAACACCGCTCCACATGTCCGCGAACTTAGAGCCGTATGCGAAGGCCATTTTGTTGAACAACGCGGTGATCCATCTTTCCGGCAATCTGCCGTCAGGCCAGCTGGGGGACGATGTCGATAATGTCTGCGTGGTCATAGCTCACACTTCCTGTCAATGCGTTGATGGTGTCGCGGCGAACTTGGTCTTTCGATGAGCCAAATTGGGCCGACGATGCGCGCGATGGGGGCACAGCGCCCTGAACGTTCAACGCTTCGGCTTCGCCGCGCCACCGCTTCAAAATTCCAACCACGTAGCCGAGACTGATCGGCTGGCCAGCCTTGCTACGCTTGGCTTCGGCGCAAGCAGCGTCCAGTACGTCAAGCGTCAGACCTTGGGCCGACAGCGCATGCAAATTCGGGTTTGCTGGCTGGCAGTCGATCCCGTGGGCACGGAAGGCAATGCTCAACTGGACGGGCGTTGCCCCGCCCGCGCGGTCTTCGCTCAGTGTTGTCTGTGCTGGGGGGTTGTTCTGGTTTTGATTTTGGTTTTGATTTTGGTTTTGGTTTTGGTTGGCACCTTCTGGCAGGATGCCCGCATCCTGCGCGCAGCCTTCGGGCAGAATTCCTGCATCGTTCGCGCTGCTGTCGCGCAGGAAATCAATTTCTTCTTGCTGCCTGCGCGCTGCTGCCGCGTTATCTTCCTGAAGCTTGCGCGCTGCTGCTTCGGCTTCTGCTTGCTTCCTGCGCGCCTCCTTCTCGGCCTTTGCCTTGCCGCCGGCGCTGCTCTTTTCCAACCCTTCGTGATACTCACGAATCCGCTGCGCGCACTCTGCGTTGAACCAGCCAGCATCCGTTCTTTCAAAGAATTCGGCCAGCACCATCTCTGCCGCCTCAACTTCTTCGGGCGTCTGCACCAGCAAGCGGCGATACAGGATTTTAGGGTCGACCGGCAACGGCTTTTCCGTCTCGTAGTACATATCCCGCATGTCGCGGTATATCCCGCGCTCAAGACGCGAGCATGGCCGTGTAGCGCTGTTAAAGTCAGCGATGTAATGCGGGTAGTAGATCATGAGGTATGTGTTTTCGTGCCATTTGCAGGCGATACAGGTGCGGCATATACAACGCGCTCGCCCGCCATCACTGACGGGATCAAGCGGTAGTCAAACGCCTCCCGCCGGATTGCCCGAGCAGGGAAATGCCGACCTAAGTTAAGAGGGCGAACAGGGGCGACGTAGGGACTGCCAGCAGGGATAGAAGGGGCAGCGTCACCCATTGGAGCAAAACCCAAATAGGCGCGGCCAGCGTTCGTAACGGTGTAGGACTCACCAGCAATGGCGACAAGCCCGGAGCGGCGGAGGCGCTCGACCACGTTCGACATGAATTGTTCGCTAGTACCCTTCCAGCTTTTAACTTTCGCCCAGCGGGCAGCCGTAGAAGTACCACCTATTGCGTGAAGCGTAACAAGTCCGTTTGCAGCCGCGCTACCGCGCCGTGGGAGGTCGTGATTAGCCATTTGCTACCCCACGGACTGGGAGCTTGATTGTGCTGGTTTCACGGCAGTACATTTTGAACATGCAGGCTTGCATCAGGGCAAACTTGCGTTGAATGTCCGCGCCGAGCGATTCCAGGCTCCTTCTTTCGGCACTGTCGATAACACCGTCGGCGGTCGCAACGGTGAATTCTTTCATGTGCTCGCCAAGTTCAACGATCACATCACTGAATATTTCATGTACGGCCCTATGTTCAAGCTTATCAATGTCGGGCAATTTGACGAACGTGCCGCCGCTGGCTGCGGCAAAGGCCTCGACAAACAGCGTCGTACCGGACAGCTCTTGAATAGCCAAGGCCTCGTAGTACGACAGCGTCTGCCCCTTGGTTTCGTACACCCGGTTGCGCAAGGCGTTGTACGTCATCCCCAGATGAGCGGCCGCTACAGTCCAACCACCACGGACCTCACCCACCATGCTCACGATAGCACTACGAATTTCCATACAATTTCCTAAAAATTATGGTTTTTGAATCAACTCTTTCCGACTACACTTTCATCCGTAGCAAACAGAGCTGGATAGACGGCGCGTAAGTACATCTTTCTGGACTCAGGAATGCCGTGCACCCGCCAATACGAAACACTTGGCGGCTTGATGCCGAACATTTCCGCAACCTCGCCAGTCCCGCCGAGGCGGTCAATGAGGGCTGAGTCTTCCGAGCAATTTTTTGGTTTCATAACAAGGTCGAAATATTAGATTAATCTAAATTTTACATCAAGATAAAATTTAGAGAAATCTAAATTTAGATGCATTAGGATGATCTAATGAAATGGTACGAACGCTTAAAGGTGGCCAGGGAGGCCAAAGGACTCAAGAAATCGCACTTTGCGAAGGCGATTGGCGTACAGCCGCCCACAATTACCGAGTGGGAACGCGGCGATACTGTGTCTCCGTCTACCAACAACGTCATGAACATTTGCCGCGTGCTGAACATCACGCCGGAATGGCTCATGGGCGATCAAGGCAATGGCGCTGCACGCACGCAAACCTACTTCGGACCCAGCGAAAAGATCGCGCGTGCGGTGGCACTTATGGAGGCGTGCCCCGACTATGAGCTGGATCAAATTCTAGGCATCATAGAAACACTCAGCACGAAAGCTCGCACTAAGCCCCAAGACTTGGTGACGTAAAAAAGCCCGCATCGCGCGGGCTTTTTTTGTTACAAGCTAGGCCTATTTAGTTGCTGGGCCCATCAGGGACTTACTAAGTTCTACCATCATCTGCACACGCTGATCCGTGCGCTGATCGTCGGTCAACCGCGCAGCCAAATCACTCACAGAATTCGCCAGGAATTCGATAAGACCAAGCTGTGTCCGCAGCTGGCGCGCATTGCCCTCCTCTTCATTGTTAACACTCGCCGCGAGCCGCAAAAGGATTTCGGTGTTGACCGATCGCCCATTGGCAACGCTCGCGTCAGTGATTTTGTCGCGCAGCTCCTCCGGTAGTCGCAAGTTGATCTTGCGCGTGTCGCGGCCGACGCCAAACGGTTCTTCTTTATCTGTCATTCGCGCAGCATACAAGGCTTGACCAGTTAGGAAAATGGTGCCACGGTGGCCCCATATGCTAAACTCGCCGTTTCCCCAAGTGCAACATAAATTACCATAATGCAAGTCAATCCAATTTGGAACATACTTGCCGATCTGCGCGGATTGCCCAAGAAAGCGCAATTCCGCTCAGCATGCGATACGAGCCTTCGCCAGCAACGGCAGAAAAGGGGGCCTTAATCCAAAACCACATGCAAAGGATGCAAGAAGTGAGAAACCGATTCAAACCGACTGACTTACCATTCGTCGGCAACACAAAAGCACGACAACGCACTTCATTTTGGACCGTGCCGCCCAAGGGCGACTTTGCGAAAGGCTCGATGACCGGCACAAAAATGGCCGCAGCATTCTTACGCTACCTGGCGACAAAGGACACCCTTCCACCAATCCTCCCGCAAATCGTCCTCGACATGGCCCAAAGGACAGATATAAGCGACGCCCTTCACGGCCAGATCGTGGGATTTTTCAGCACGCTTGAGCAGGCCATGCACAGTAAGGACTTGCAAGCCAAAAGCGAGGGGGAATCTAATCAAAGTATCTCATTAACAACAGAGTCGTGACAATGTGTGAGATTGTTTTGCACCACTTTAGAACAATTATTAGATTTATCTAATTATTTCTTGACCTAACTTTTAGATTTATCTAACATTCGCCGAGTCACACAACTTTCGCGGAGTGGATAAATGAGTTCACCAAATTGCAACCAGCAACTCCTGACCAGCGACTGCACAGCAGTCGTCTGGACACGGTCAGCCAAGCCAGACCCTTACGCCGGCCTCAAAGGGCACGATTACATCGCTGCCCGCAATCTCAATCAGCCAATTAAACGAGTGCAGACGTCTGCACTCTCTCAAAAAGCATGTA